GCGTTCATAACCGCATACATGGAGTGTCAGCCATGAAGCCAGCCAGCAAGATTGTACCGCGCCCCGGCGGCACGCCAGCCGAACCGAAGCGCAAGCCGTCCATCACCAAGGCGCAGCAGGCGCACCGCGATGCGGTGGCCGCCTTGGGATGCGTCGCCTGTGCCAAGCAGGGCCACCACACGCCCGGCGTGGAACTGCACCATATCCGCGAGACGGCTGGCGCTGGGCAGCGCTCGGGCGAGGATGAGGTGGTGCCGCTTTGCCCGGCCCATCACCGCGGTATCCATCGCCCGTTGACGCCGAGTATTCACCTCGACCGGCGCGTGTTCATCGAGTTGTTCGGCACCGAGCTGGAGTTGCTGGCCGAAGTGAAGCGGAGACTGACATGATTCAAATTCTTAGAACAATTGCAGAAATTTGCGGATGGTTTGTCATTGCCATTTTCCTGTTATGGCCGGCAGATATTTCGTTTAAGAATGGGATATATCGATTCTGCTATTTCGATTCAGGTTTAATTATCATTGATCGGCGCAAGAATGAGATGCTTGTATCCAGGATGAAAGAAATCGGATACAGATTGATTGATATTCGGAATTTTTCTGTCGGAATTTCACTACCATATTGGCTTGGCAAGCTGATATACGGGAAGAAAAAATGACCTGGCACCAATCCAGTCAGCGCCTGCTGACGCTGCTGATCGACGGCGATCCGACCCCATGGGTGATCATGAAGTTCGGGCTGGCCGAGCCGTACCACTACGAACTTTGGCAGGGTGACAAGTATCACGGGCGCTTCGACAGCGCCAAAGCCGCCGCACAAGCACAGGAGCAACTGCAATGACCCACATCGCCCAGGGCTGGCAATGCCCGCAATGCCGCGGCATCTACGCGCCGAGCATGATGCAGTGTTTGCGGTGCGGGCCGAAAGAGCCACTAGGCCAGCAACTCCGGTCGCCTGAGATAGACCGCGCTTATTGGGAATTCCTGGAGGCGCGCGACAAAGTCAAGAAGAAAGGATGCTTTTGTCGTAAATGCCGACCCGTCAATTTAGGAGACATGCGCATGGTGCTTTGCCCGACCTGCGGCGATAAGCGTTGCCCGCATGCCTTCAATCATCGCTATGTCTGCGCGAATAGCAACCCGGGGGCAGTGGGATCAGTCGAAATTGAATGGCCGGATGTAAGAGTGGAGATGAAGTAATGGGACAAGACGAATGAAGGCCAAGTACCACAACACCAAGACCAACGGCTACGACAGCAAGCGCGAAGCCAGCTTCGCCGTACGGCTGGAACTGCTCAAGCAGGCCGCCGACCATCGGGAACGGGTGGTCAGCATCGAGCGCCAGGTGCGTTATACGCTGATCCCGGCCCAGCGTGGACCGGACGGTAAGCTAGCCGAGCGCAAGTGCGACTACGTGGCAGACTTCCGGGTGCAATACGCTGATGGGCGGCAGGAGGTGATTGACGTCAAGGGCGTGAAAACCAAGGATTACGTGATCAAGCGTAAGCTGATGCTGCATGTGCACGGCATCAAAATCAGAGAAGTCTAGTAAAATGGCATTGAATTGCTATAGTCAAAGCACTCCCAAGGAAGCGTCATTAACCCGCCATGTGCGGGTGTTTTTTTATGTGCTGATGGTATAATGAATCTATTCGCTCTGATGGTGTAATCAAGGTCGCATAACCGTCATAGACGGCAGGTCGTGGTTCGATTCCACGTGAGAGCAGACGGCAGTTGAGTATCGGCCTAAGACGAGAAAAACTGTGCTGGACAACGTAACCAGCACCCATACGTGAGGCGATTGCTGCCCGACGGGGAGCGATTCGGTGAGTCCAAAGGGCTATGACACGGCTAGCCACGCCGAATTGTAAAAAAGGCAGTCGCCCGCCGTATGGGTGAATGATTCAACACAATGGAGCTTGTATGTCGATCATCCGCACCACCAAGCGCGACAAGATGCCGGCCAAAGAATTTGGCTTGCCGGGCGAGCGCAAGTACCCGATGCCAGACCGTGCCCATGCCGCGAACGCCAAGGCGCGCGCCAGCCGGCAGGAAGACAAGGGCAATATCACGCCGGAAGAAAAGGCCAAGATCGACCGCAAGGCCGATAAGGTGCTCGGCCATGATCCGAAGAAACTCGGCAAAGCGCTGAAAGGCTAACATGCCGTCCAAGTCCGAAGCGCAGCATCGGTTAATGGAAGCGGTGGCACACAACCGCAAGTTCGCCAAGAAGGTTGGCATTCCGCAGAAGGTCGGCCAGGAATACACAGCCGCCGATCAGAATGACCCAAAAAAACTTGGGGCCGCGCTCAAACGCAAGTAATGCAAGGGGCAACACATGGAAACCGGAGGGGGTGGCTTTCAAACGCCAGAATATTTTGCGCAGATCGGTTTTGGATTAATTCAGGGTCTGAGCCGTGTTACCGGCCTTGGTCATAATCCCTCCATTGCCGCCGCGCCGGCCGATATCTGGTCCGGTGGAGGTCTCTACCCGTGGATGACCGCCGCCACCTCACTGGAAATGGTCTCCAGCAGCGCCAACGACGCCGCTGTTGGCACCGGCTGCCGCACCGTGCTGGTGTCTGGCCTCGACATCAACTATGTGGCGATCTCAGAACTGGTGACTTTGAGCGGCACCACTCCAGTGGCGCTGTTGAATCAGTATTTCCGCATCAATTCCCTGATCATGATGAGCGCCGGCAGCGGCAAGACGAATGCCGGTACGGTCACGCTCCGCGATGCTGGTGCTGGCACGACTCGTGCCTTAATCCCGCTGATCGGTGGCAACGGCGTCGGCATTTCGCGCCAATCGCAATACACGGTTCCAGCCGGTTTCACTTTGCAGATCCTGAGCCAATATATCGGAATCAATGGGTCAGGCGCCTCACGCACCGCCGACGTGTCCACTTATATCCAGTCCTCGCTCGGCTATTACCGCTTGCCGGTGGTGTTGACCGCTCAGGATGGCAACCCGTATCGGCATGACGGCGTGCCGGGGCTGACTCTAGTGGAAAAGACCGACTTCCAGCATCGCTGCACCGCTATCTCAGCCACGGTGGAATTGACCGGTGCGTGGCTCGGCATCCTGAGAAAGAACTGACATGCAAACGTTCGCCTTGAGCCAGGTTCAAGCGGCGCAGGATTACCGCCCGCAGATCGAACGCTTCATCACAAGCGATGCTATCTATGTAATCGAAACACTGGCTGACTATCTGTCGCCACCCGATGTGATACAGCAAATGATCACGCTGCGTAACGAAGTGGGTTAAGAAGCGATCAATGTAATGTTATAATGTATCATTCGTTCAAAACTCACTGACAACTCAATGAGTTAGGAGAAGATACATGGCCGCACCCAAAGGGAACCAATTTGCCAGCAAGGCAAAGATCTGGTCCGACCTCATCCGCAAGGAATTCACACAGAACCCAGAGCGCATGCGCCGCATCGTGGATCGTCTATTGACCGAAGCTGAAGACGGTAATATGACCGCTATCCGCGAAATTGGCGATCGGCTCGAAGGCAAGCCATTGCAGCAGGTAGAAGCTACTGGCGCCAATGGTTCACCGCTCATTGTTCAAATTGTAAAGCTGGCCGATGTCGACGATTCAGCTGCCGGCGAATAACTGGCGCCCACGCCCCAGCCAGATGGAGGCGTGGCGCTATCTGGAGAATGGCGGAAGACACGCCGAGCTGATCTGGCATCGCCGCATGGGCAAGGACGAGATTTCCTTGCATCATGCTGCGATCAAGGCGCATGAGCGGGTGGCTAGCTATTGGCACATGCTGCCGCAGGCCAGCCAGGCGCGCAAAGCGATCTGGGACGCGATCAATCCGCACACCGGCAAGCGCCGCATCGATGAAGCATTCCCGATGGAGTTGCGCGACACCACCCGCGAACAGGAAATGTTGATCAAGTTCAAGATCGGCAGCACTTGGCAAGTGGTCGGCAGCGATAACTACAACTCGATGGTCGGTTCGCCACCGGCTGGCATCGTCTATTCGGAATGGGCGCTGGCCAATCCAGCCGCGCGCGCCTATCTGCGCCCAATCATCGCCGAAAACGGCGGCTGGCAGATCTTCATCACCACCCCACGCGGCAAGAACCACGCCTACAACACCTTCCGCGCCGCTCAGAAAGACCCGTTCGCGTTCGCGCAACGACTCACCGCATTGGAATCGGGGGCGTTCACCCAAGAGCAGCTCGAACGGGAACGGCTGGCCTATATTGCCGACTTCGGGGCGGAATACGGTGGCGCGTTGTTCGAACAGGAGTTTTTCTGCAGCTTCGACGCGGCGATCATGGGCGCTTACTACGCGTCCTTGATGAACGCGGCGCACCAACAGGGCCGCGTGCGCGAAATCGCAGTCGATTATGACTTCCCGGTTCATACCGCCTGGGACTTGGGCTATTCGGACGATACCTCGATCTGGTTTTACCAGGTGATTCGCGGCGAGATCCGGCTGGTCGATTTCCTGAGCGAGAACGGCCACGACATCGACTATTACGCCGAGCAGATCAAGAGTCGCAGCTATCCGCAGGGCAAGCTGTGGCTGCCGCACGATGCACAGGCCAAGACCCTTGCCAGCGGCGGCAAATCGGCGCAGGAGCAGCTAGCCAAACACTTCGGCTGGAACGCGCTCAAGATCATTCCACGACTCTCGGTGCAGGACGGCATTCAGGCGGTTCGGCAAATGTTGCCGCGCTGCTGGTTCGATGCGCTAAAATGCGAGTCAGGTATTGAAGCGTTATCGCAATACCAACGTGAGTATGACGCGGACAAGAAAGTGTTCCGTGAGCATCCGCTGCATAACTGGTGCTCGCACGCGGCCGACGCGTTCCGGATGCTGGCGTTGGCGTGGCGCGAGGAACAGACACCGAAGGAACAGCAACCAGAGCGCTATCCGCAGGATCTGACCATCAACGAACTGATCAAACGCCAGGCGCAGCGCCGGCGCGAAGGGGAATAGCATGCAACAGAACTTTAGCGCCGAAAAGGCCTTGGGCTACCAGCAGATCACCAGCCTGTCGGCGGCGGCGGCGTTGACCGTACCAGCCGGCACCATCCTGGCGATCATCACCCCGGAAGCGCAGGCGGTGCGTTGGCGTGACGACGGCACCAACCCTACCGCCACCGTAGGCTATCCGCTGGCAGTCGGGTCCGAGTTGCGTTATACCGCGGCTCAATTCGCCGCGTTGCGTTTCATCGAGCAAACCGCTTCGGCCAAGCTCAACATCGTCTATTACGGCGCTTTAGGGAGTTGATAATGGATACCGACGTTTCTGCGACTGCCAGTCATGCGCCGGACCCGACCCATTCCATCACGCCGAGCGGCTCGCCGTTCGTGTATCAGAACCTGAGCCAGTGGCCGGAAAACGTGATCGTGACTGGCGGCACCGTGACCGCGATCGCCTTCTCGCGTGACGGCATCGCCTATGTGCCGACCGGCATTCTCGGTGGCCAGGTCATGCTTGGACCGAAAGATTACATCAAAGTCACCTATCTGGTGGCTCCCTCCATCACAGGCGTGCCGCTATGAGCCAACCAGCAGAAGACGTGAAACAGTTCGGCCCCGGCGAAGCGGGTATCGTGCGGCGCTGGCTGACCGAGATCCAGATCTCACGCAAGAACAGCAAGGACTGGCGCGAGGAAAGCCGCAAGATCTGGAACAAGTACAAGGGCACCGAGCGCAAGAAAAACGCGTTCAACATCCTGTGGTCGAACACCGAAGTGCTGCGCCCGGCGATCTACAACAGCCTACCGCAGCCGGATGTGCGCCGCCGCTACGCCGATGCCGATCCGATGGGCAAGTGCGTGTCGGACGTGATGGAGCGCGCGCTGCAGTTCGCGTTCGAAACCAGCGATTTCAACGAGCAGATCAAGGCCGACATCCTGGATACGCTGCTGCCGGGGCGCGGGGTGTCGCGGGTGCGCTATATCCCGTCGCTGGTGCAGGTCGGCGACGTGGCCCAGGTCGGGGCGGAAGACGCCGAAACCGAGCAGGAACACGAAAGCCAGGAAGGTGCGCATGAGGAGCTGGCCTGGGAGCAGGTGGCAATCGATCATATCCAATGGGACGATCTGCAATTCGGTCCCGGCAAGACCTGGAACGAGGTGTGCTGGATCGCGTTCCGGCACGACATGACCCGTGAGCAGATCGAGGATCAATTCGGCGAAGAGATCGCCAGCCGGCTGACCATGAACAGCTCGGCGCAGGTGGAAGTCGCGTCGCTGGAAGACGGCGACCCGGTTAAGCGCCTGTTCGATACCTGTGAGGTATGGGAGATCTGGGACAAGGACGAGCGCGAGGTGCTGTTCGTAGCGGACGCCTGGAAGCAAGGGCCGCTCAAGACGGTCAAAGACCCGCTGCGTCTGTCGGGATTTTTCCCGATTCCCAAGCCGCTGTACGCGATCGAGGATTCCACTTCCACCACTCCGATCCCGCCGTATTCGCTGTACCGCGAGCAGGCCGAGGAGCTGGATCGGATTTCGATTCGCATCAACAAGATCGTGGACGCGCTCAAGGTACGTGGCCTGTACGATGCCACGCTCGGCAACGATATATCGCAGCTGATTCGCGGCGCCGATAATGATCTGGTGCCGGCCACCGACGTGGCGGCTTGGATCGAGAAGGGCGGCATCGAGAAAGCGATCTGGTTCATGCCGATCGAGCAAGCGGCGGCGGTGGTAGCCGGGCTGTACGCGCAGCGCGAACAGTGCAAGCAGGTGATCTACGAGCTGACCGGCATTTCCGACATCATCCGCGGCGCCACCGACGCCAGTGAAACCGCCACCGCCCAGGTGCTCAAGCACCAGTGGGGCACCATCCGGCTGCAACGCATGCAGAAGGCGGCGCAGGACTATATCCGCGATCTAGTGCGCTTGATGGGCGAAGTGATCGCCGAACATTTCAGCATCGAGACGCTGGCCAAGATGACCGGGCTCGATTATCCAACCGATGCGCAGCTGGAGCCGCAACGACAGCAATACCAGCAGGCGATGTTGATGGCGATGATGCAAGGCCAGCCACCACCACCACCACCGCAATTTCCGACCACCTGGGAGCAGATCAAGGCGGTATTGTCCGACGACATGCAACGCACCTTTAAGGTGGACATCGAAACCGACTCCACCATCGCCGCCACCATCGAGGCGGACGTGGCCGGCCTGGCGCAGACCATGGAGGGTATCACCAAGCTGATCCAAGGATTGGCGCCAATGGTGCAGGCCAAGGTATTGCCGTTTGAAGCGGCCAAGGAATTGGTGTTGATGGTGTGCCGCCGCACCAAGATGGGTTCCTCGGTGGAAGATGCGTTCGAGAAGATGACCGAGCCGCCGCCGCCGCCGCCCGATCCGAAAACGCAGGTGCCGCTGCAGATCGAACAGATGCGCCAACAAGGCAAACAGGCCGAAATAGCCGCCAACTCGCAGGCCGATCAACTGCGGGCGCAGCTAGATGCCTGGGTGGCCGAGCAGCAGCAGCAGGCGCAGCAACGCCAATCCGAGCAGGAGAATGCGATCGAGGCCCAGCGCGAGGCGATGCGCACCCAAAATGAAGCACAACTGGAGCAGATCCGGCTACACGTGGATGGGCAGCTGGAAGCGCTCAAACAGCAGAATGCCGTGCTGATCGCGCAACTAAACAACCGCACCAAGATCGAGGTGGCCGAGATCGCCGCCGGCACCCAGCTGGCAACCGCGCAGATCGGCGCCGCTAATCAATCCCAGGAGATGCAGTAATGCCGATGTATCACTATGCCTGCAGCTGCGGACATCAGGAAACCGCGTTCCGCCATATCGAGCAGCGGCATCAAGGGCCGGAATGCCACGGGCGCATGGAACTTCGCATCATGCCGACCGCGATTCACGCCGATCTGCCGGCCTACCAGAGCCCGATCGATGGTCGCTGGATCGAGGGCCGTGCCGCGCGCCAAGAGGATCTGAAGCGCAATAACTGCCGACCGTGGGAAGGGTTGAAAGACGAGCGTGCCCATGCCGACGCGGTCAAGCAGGACGCGGATCGCAAGTTCGAACAGAGCATCGAAGCCGGTACGCATGCCGTGCTCAATGGGATGAGCGCCGAAAAACAACATTTGCTTAAATCGCAAATGTAATGTGATAACATTACAACAGACCTTTTAGGAGCATGACATGAGCGAGGCAACCCAAACTCAGTCGATGGAAGGCACGATTGTCGAGACGCTGCGCGGCATTCAATCGCGTGTGGATGAGGAGCTGAATCAAGAGCCGGAACAGAAGGAAGTTCAGGCCGAACTCGGCGCCGGCGACGTACAGGACGACCCGCTCGACTCAGACGAGCACGAAGAAGCGGAACAGACCGAGATTCAGGCGCGCAAGGCTCCATCCGCCTGGAAAAAAGGGGCTGCCGAGAAGTTCGCCACGCTCGATCCGGAACTGCAGGAAGAAATCGAGCGCCGCGAGGCCGATTTCCACAAGGGCATCGAGAGCTACAAGAGCAAGGCCGCCTTTGCCGACGAAATCAGCCAGGTGATCCAGCCGTTCGGGCAGATGATCCAAGTGCTGGGCGGCAATCCGCAGGCGGTGATCCATAACATGCTGGTGTCCGAGAGCGTCGCGCGTTACGGCACCCAGCAACAGAAAGTCGAGTTGGCCCAGCGCATGCTCGCCGAATACGGGATCGACGTTAACAGCCTCGTCAACTACGAAGCGCCCTACGTCGATCCGCAACTGCAAAACGTCCAGTCGCAACTGGCGCAGATGCAGAGCGTTCTTTCCCAGCAGGAAGCCGCGAGACAGCAGGCCGAGGCGAATTCGCTCAACAGCGAGATCCAATCGTTTGCCGCCGATCCGGCACATAAGCACTTCGATGGCGTCAAGGCGCACATGTCGGCATTACTGCTGAATGGCACCGCGAACAGCCTGCAGGATGCTTATGACCAGGCCGTATGGGCCAATCCGCAGACGCGTCAAGCCGTGCTCGCTGAACAGCAGCAGGCCGAATCCGCCGCGCGCGCCCGTAAGGCCAAGGAAGCCAAGGCGGCCGCATCCACCAACGTTCGCAAGGCCGGCACGCTGCCAGCCAAGAGCGGCGGGGATGCGCCCAAATCGATTGAAGACACTCTGCGCGCGCAAATGGAACTGATGCGCTCGGAAGGTCGTTTCTAAGAGGATACTGACATGGCTAGTCCCGGCCAAAGCTCGCTGTTCAACGCGTTCACCGAACTGGTGACGACCACTTACCGCAACCACTCCAAGGATGTGGCGGATAACACTTCCAAGCTCTTTGCGCTGTTTCGGCGCCTGACCGAGAAGGGCCGCATCCGCGTCGAAGACGGCGGCTTGTCGATCGTGCAACCGCTCGATTATCAGGCCAACAGCACCTACCAGCGCTATAGCGGCTACGATGTGCTGAACATCAACGCCGTGGACGTGCTGACCGCCGCCGAATTCCCGTGGCGCCAGATCGCGGTGAACGTAGCCGCCTCCGGTCTGGAGTTGCGCACCAACTCCGGCGAAAACCGCATCATCAACTTCGTCAAGTCGAAGATCACCAACGCCCAACGCAGCTTGGCGAACGGCATGTCGGTCGATCTGTATTCGGACGGCACCGCCGCCAACCAGATCAACGGCATGCAGGCGATCGTGGCCGATGTCGGCACCGGCACCGTCGGCGGCATCAACGCCGGCACCTGGCCGTTTTGGCAGAACATCGTGCAATCGGCGGCGGCTCCGCTGCAGGGCGGCGGCGCGATCACCCCGAGCGCGACCACCATCGAAAGCCTGATGCTGCCGACCTGGATCAAGGCGACTCGTGGCAACGACATGCCGGACATGATCGTTATGTCGGATGACTACTTCACATTCTTCGAGCAGTCTCAGACCAGTCTCAAGCGCTACGCACCGGAAGACAACGGCCAGGGCGGCATGATCCGGATGAAGTACAAGACCGCCGACGTGTTCTTCGATTCGTCCGGTGGGATCCCGACCTCGCATGCCTACTTCATCAACACCGACTTCCTGGAACTGGTGGCGCATCGTGACGCCAACATGACCATGATGGACGAACTGCGCAGCGTGAACCAAGACGCCGTGGTAATGCCGATCCTGTGGATGGGCAACCTGGTATGCTCGGCGCGCTTCCTGCAAGCTGTGATGAAGGCCTAAGGAGAAATCATGACTACCGCTGCAAGCATGTTCCCGCTGATCGGTTCACAACCGGTCGGCAACTTCTGGCAAACCGACACCACACAGCGCCATCCGCTCGGCGCGGTGATTTCGTTCGTCGATCCGTATTGGGGCGGCGGCGAGGCGATCTATCTGCAGATGCCGACCTCGACCGCGCTGCAGGTGGGCACTGTGCTGGCCTACGACACCGCCGCCTCGTTCGTGGCGTCGGCAGTAGCCAACACCGCCAACCTGGGCAAGTCGGTGGCGATCCTGCTCAACTATGTGCCGTCCAACGCGTCGGTGCAGTACGCCTGGGCGCTGCTGTCCGGCTCCGGCGTGGCCTACTCGACCGCCTCGGTCGCGGCTGATACCGCCATCGGCATCACTGCCGCTGGCCAAATCGGTGCCAACTCGGCCGGCAAGCAGATTCTGGATGCGCGTTCGACCAAGCCCGCCACCACCACCGTGACCAAGGCCAATACCCGCACCCAAAGCGGCACCAACCTGCTGCGCGTGACCAACTCGGATGGCCTGTTCGTCGGCTGCCCGATCTCCGGCACCGGCATCCCGGCCAGCACTTATATCGGCGCGATCTCGGCCGATGGGCTGCAGATCACGATGACCACTTCGGACCTGTCCACCGCCGCCAACGCCACCGCCACCGGCGCGATCACCCTGACCGGGACGTATAACGATGGCACGAAGTTTTGGAACGTGCTCACGTTTGACCGTCCGTTCGCGCAGGGCGCGATCACCTAAGTTGGATTCCCTCCGCCTTCGGGCGGGGGTTTTTCAGAGCGCTTTCAATGGTGAGAGCGCTCCGGACAACTCCGAGGATTTCCCATGCTCCAGACCGCCCGCCCGCCGCATATCCGCTTTGAAAAACGTGCCGCCGAAGATCGCGCTGCCTCGATTGAGGCCGGCCACATCATCTATCACGACATCGATTACGTGATTATCACGCCGCCCGGCGGTAAAGATGTGGTGGAGAAGATCGCCAAGGAATGGATTGCCGACATTCAACGCCGCTCGCACATCGGCCAATATGATGTGGAATGGGCCGAGCGCTTCGCCAAGATGTACGCGATGTGGCAGAAGGACGAGGAATTGCCGGAGCACGGCACCCCACTGAAGACCTCGCTGATGTTCACCCCGGCCGAAATCATGGCTTGCACTGGGGTCAATATCCATACCCTGGAAGACCTGGCCGGCGCCAACGAAGAAGCCTTGGGCCGCATCGGCATGGGCGCGCGCAATATGAAGCAACGTGCGCAAGCGGCCTTGGAATCGGTCAAGGGCGACGGCGCGCTGGCGATCAAGCTGGCGGCAGTGCAGGAAGAAAACGCCGAACTGCATGCGAAATTGCTTGAGCTGCGCGGCCTGGTCAACGAATTGCGCGCCCAATCCGAGAAATCCGGCAAACGCTAAGGAAACGCCATGTCGCTGCTGTCCCTGATTCAAGCCGTTTGTCCGCGTATCGGCCTGCCGGTGCCGACGGCAGCGATATCGTCGCCCGATCCGCAGATCACGCAATTGGTGCAGCTGTGCAACGTGGAAGGGCAGGAACTGGCCGAGCGCGGCGACGGCTGGCAGGCCTTATTACTGGAGACTACCTTCAACACCGTCGCCACCGAAATCCAGGGCGCAATGAGCACGATTGCTCCGGGCGCTAAGTACATCGTCAACGACACCATCTGGAACCGCACCCTGCGCCGTCCCGTGTTCGGCCCGATGAGCCCGCAGCGCTGGGAACAACTCAAGGCGATGGTGATGCAGGGGCCGTGGAACCAGTACCAGATTCGCGGCGGCAATCTGCTGTTCATCCCGGTGCCGAGCGCCGGCCAGACTTGCGCCTTTCAGTACGTGACCAAGAATTGGGTTAGCCTTCTGGCCGGTGGCTCGGCCAGCAGCTGGCAGAACGACACCGATACGTCACTGTTGGACGAAGACATCATGGCGCAGGGACTGATTTGGCGCTGGAAAGCGGCCAAGGGCTTTACCTACGCCGAAGATTTCGCCATGTATGAGCGGCGTGTGACCAACGCCATCGCCCGCGACGGCATGAAGGATGTGCTGAATACGGGAGATTTGCGTTACGACATTTATCCGGGAATTCTGGTTCCGTCCGGCAGCTGGCCCACCTAAAGGCATCCTATGCGCTTTCCCGCCGAACAACTGAATCGCGTCCAGAAGTCGCGCACCGCCTCGATCCCCGCCTCGATCGGCGGCTGGAATGCACGCGATTCGCTGGCGGCGATGGACCCGCGCGACGCGGTGATCCTGAAGAACTGGTTCCCGACCACTTCCGACGTGGTGATGCGTTCCGGTTTTAGCCAATGGGCCACCGGTCTCCCGGGGCAGGTCAACACACTGATGCAATACAACGGGCTTGGCCTGAGTCATAAATTGTTCGCGGCCTCGGTGGCCGGCATCTACGACGTGACCAGCCAGGGCGCGGTAGGCGCGCCGGTGGTGTCCGGGCAGACCAGCGACAAGTGGCAGCACATCAACTTTTCCACGCCGGGCGGACAATTCCTGATCGCAGTCAACGGCACCGACAGTTATCAGTTGTATAACGGCACCACTTGGCAGGCGGTGACCGCCGTCAGCGCGCCGGTCAGCCTGACCGGGGTGACTACCAGCCAGTTGATCCACGTCAACATGTTCAAGCAGCGGGTGTACTTCGTGCAGAAGGATACGCTCAGCGCCTGGTATCTGCCGCCGAACAGCGTCGGCGGGGCGGCCAGTCAACTCGATTTCGGCGCGATCTGCAAACGTGGCGGAGCCTTGATGGCGATGGCGACCTGGACCCTAGATGCCGGCTACGGCATGGACGATTACGCGGTCTGGATTACCACCGAGGGCGAGGTGATCATCTACAAGGGCACCGACCCATCCAATGCCGCTACCTGGTCGCTGATCGGCGTGTTCTGGGTCGGCGCGCCAATGGGACGGCGCTGTTTCACCAAGTATTCCGGAGACGTGGCGCTGATCTGCAAGGACGGTCTTGTTCCCTTGTCCAAGGATTTGATGAGCAGCCGCGTTTCCACCCAAGTGGCGTTGTCCGAAAAAATCCAATGGGCGATCAGTTCCGCCACTAGTCTC